ATAAATCTACCGCTTGCTGTTTAGCAATCGGGGCAAGTTTGCCCGCTTTCACTAAACCTTCAGCAAAGTCGGCATTTTCAGCTTTAGCTTGATTGAGTTCGGCTTCCGCTTTTTCGGCTTTTGCTTTGGCGTTTTCATCTTTGAGTTGCTGATTTTCAGCACGCAAGCGGTCTAATTCCGCTTTCTCTTCTGCACTCATTTCAGGTTCTCCTTGAGTTGGTTCAGTTTGAGTGGGGTTAATAGTTGCTGGGGCTGCTGTTGCTTGGGTAGTAGCCTCTTCGCAAAAATCCACAATGCCTTGCTCGCTCTCTGAAAATTCAGGATTACGCAAGCCTTTCACAGCTGGGGGCATTGCGCCTAAAAAACCGACATGGCGTAAATAGAGCGAGCCTTGCTTTGGATTGTCAGGGCTATTGGCAAGGTAAAAAGATGCCGACACTTTTTTGAAACGCCCATCTGTGACCATTTCGGCAAATTCAGGATGAACTTGGTCAAGCTCGGCTTTCAGCACATCGCCGTCTAACTGCAAGCCTTTCACCCACGCATAGGCGGGGGCTTCCATTGTGGGGTGTCCGATAACGGCAGGGGCTTCGTGATAGGCGACATCGTAGGCTTCTACCGCCTGTTGCAAATCGGCTGGGGTGATTTCCACTACTGTACCGTGTGCATCTGGGCGTTTGCCTGCTTTAAAAATTTCAATCAGGGTCATTCGATTCTCCTTGTGTTGGCAAACATCATAGAAAAAACGACCGCTTGTTACTTTTAAACTGGTTTAAGGAATGAAAATGGGAAAGAGAAAGTGAGAAGGGAGTGAATGGGGCGTTTTGGCGTGTTTATCGGTGTTTATAAACACGCCCAAGGAGATTTAGACGATAATTTATCGAATGGGATTTAAAACGCCACAATGGGCGTTTTATGCGTTATTTTTGAAAATTGGGCGATACTATAGATTTTGGTCGATTTGGCGTTGTAGAACAGCCTTTGCTTTCTCTAATAATTTTTGCTCATTTTGTGAATTGACACCTAACCACGGACGAGCAGGAATTTTTGACTGTTTAGCGAAGACGGTGTTGTCGCCTTTACCAAATTTTAATCGCTTGCCTTTCTTCGGTTTAATGACACCACCGAATTGGTGCAATCTGGCATACTTGGCATCTGAACCAAATTCAACGCTGTTGTTATCGTAGTTGTAAGCCGTTCTCTCAGATAAATAGCCTCGATGTTTTAAGATTTTGTCATTGCCTTTTATCTCTTGGGTGATTGGTGAAAGAGGCTTCCATTTGTTACCATCAGGATCAACTTCCTGCTTAAACCGTTCCGCGTGGATTTTTTTCAAGGTTTCGCCCAATACGCCGTAGAGCTTGCGGGGTTGTTTGAGCTGATTTGCAATACGGTGGAGTTTTTCCACCGCTTGCATGTCGTTTAGGCTGATTTTGATCATTGGATTATTCCGCTCTAAAATGCAAGCGTGGTAATGTTGCCACGCTTTAATTTAAGGAATTTATTATGCAAGAAAATACTTATTTGCTACAAAATATCTTCGTTGCACAAGTCGCTACATTGGCTAAATCCATTAAGGCGGAAAAGAAAGCTAAAGGTATTAGCACAACTAGCGATTGTTATCGTGAAGCGATGATTGAGATCATTCAGAACCGCGACAAGATCTTGAGCCTACTGGACGAGATACAAACACACTACTAATATCAAATTTTTGATAATCGTGAATGTAAGCTGAAACCCAATTTAGTACGGCTTGCGCTTCGTTAATTGTTAAGCCTTGGAAATGTGGTAGCACTTCTAAGGCTTTTAATTTTTCTTGTTCTTCAGTCATTTTTTATTCTCCTATTGATTAAAAAATAAGTTGGGCGTATAGTATTTCTAACGGTGGAGGTTTCCTACTGGAAAGGTTGTGCTGTCAAAGGCTCATTATCCTGTTCGAATCAGGCAAACCACCGTTATAGTTTCCCCCACAACACTTCATATTTGTGCATTCCCGACTTATCTGTAAATACACTCGCTGTTCTGACCAAATTGACTTTATGAGGTAGCTTTTTCTTACTTAACTCATCTTTCAGTTTGATTTCATAGTCCATTTTTACCGCAACCTTGCCTTGCTCGGTTTCATAGATAAAAAGCAAGGTGGGTAATTTCTGATCCGTTTCTAACAAAATCGCAGTTGGATTTTTCAACTTTTCAGGCAAGTCTTCCCAAAATTCAATCGGCAGGTTAATGCCTTTGGTTTGCTTGGTATCACGCAGGGCGTGCAATACATCTTCATCTCTAACTGCAATCACGGCTGACTGTGGAGCTTTTTCAAGTGCGGTCAATTTATCAATCACTTTGGCAGGAATTACGCCCACGTTTTTCATCTGTCCGCGCGCCAGTTTTTCGGTAGAGACGGTATCTACCATCAACTTCATCGCGCCGTTTAACATCATCACCGCTCGGGGATTTTGTAACACGTTTTCAATCAGCAGGCTGGCGAGTTTCGGTTCGGCATTGACGAACTTATTGAACAACAACTGATCAACGTCTGCATTTCGCCCTGCAGTCAAGCGTTCAAAATTATGCGGTTGAAATCCTACATCATAGCCTTTCGGCACGCGTACCATTCTTGGATTGCCCGAACGTGTGCCGACTAGTTTTTCCTGCCATTCGATTTCAGGCGATGGGGTGACGGTTTTGCCCATCTCTTTCAAATCATCTTCATCGTGAGCGGTGACGGTGCAGTGGCAGCCGTAGGCTTTAATGGGGTAGTAATAACGCCAAAATGGATCGCTTGCGGGCAAAATCATGCCGTCTAAATAAATATGCTCTTGACGTGGGTGAGCGTTGTCGTGGTGATGATATTCCCAATAAGGCATCACATCAGCCAAATCTAAATGTTGCTGCAACCGTCCGCGATTGTAGGCAGCGTAAACGTTGGTGTCGTAAATAATACGAGTTCGCCAATTTCTGCCGCCGTTGTAATCCCAACCTGTGCGAGCGACAATTTCGTCAAACCGCTTGCGAAAACTCTCCAGCGTTTCGCCGTTGTTGATGGCTTCGTCCACTGCTTCACGAAAGGCAAGCAGCACTTCATTGCGGTTTGCTCCTGCGACCATAAAAAAGTAGTCGTGTTCTTCGCCAAGCACATCAAGATAGCTATTGGTGGGCAAGTTGAGTTTCTTCTCAAAGTACCGCACCTGTTGTTCAAAAGTGAATTTGTCCATTATTTACGCTCATCTTCTACGGATTGTCGCCCTGCAAATTGGGCAGCGGTTGAACCCCACGCCAGCAGTTCGCCATATTCGGCATAGCTGAGTTCTGGGATTAGGCTATCCAGCTGATTGCGGAAATCCTCAAGACTTTCGGCTTGCCCCAGTTGGTCGCGAATACTTTGCAACCAATGCTCAACGTGAGCTTCGCCTTCTACTTCCAACTGTTCGCCGATGGTCTCAATCACGCTTTTGGGGATTGGCTCGGCAAAATCCACCTTATCCGTCCCTTTCTTTTGTAAAGAGGGGTTAGGGGAGATTTCTTGCATCACAATATCGCCCTCTTCAAAACCATAAGTGCGGTGGATATATTGCTCGGTAAAGCCTACTCCCATTTCAGTTAAGAGCTTATCGCGTTCGGCTTGTAGTTTGTCGATGTTTTCTTGTTCAAACAGTTCAAAGGTTGGCAAGGTGTCCACGCTGAAATTGAGTTCACAAATCCAGCTCAACAGCTGATTGAACACGCCTTCTACAAGGCTGGCGTCATCGTTGCGAATATCACGGGTGACTTCTAGCCCTGCGGTGGCAGATGCTCGGTTGGCTTCCGCTTCGGTGGTTTGGTTTTGCCCTAAAATCGCAATGGCGATTTCCGATTTGCAATACTTGATAAAGTTATCAAAGGCTTCGGATGACCCGCTTTTATCAGAACCTTCCACTAAGCCGATTGAGCTGTCATCAGGAATGGCGGCAACCGCTGTGCCGAGCATTGCTTCCATACTGTCGAGCAAGTCTTCCACTTCATGAATTTGCGCTTGTCGCGGATGTTTCCCCACTAGCCAAGGCGAGCCGTATTTTTCGGTAAATTCCAACCAATACTTAAAGCCTGCTTTCTTAAAAGTCGCTGCCCAAAAGCAGAGCGAGAGATCGCCCAATCCATACGGGTTGATGTAGGTCGCATTTTGGGTTGCCAGCAACATTCGATAAGGCGGCAGTTCTTCGCCGTTGATGTTCTCTTTGGTGCGAAGTTTAAGTTGATTTTCATCATCGAAGACGAACCACTCTTGAGGTTTGCCTACGATTGCCGTTGGTAACAGTAAGCCGTCTTTGCTTTCCCACATCACTTCCAACGCCTGATAACCAAACAACGTGGCATCTAAAATTTGGCTG